GTATCCATATATTTATGATGAGGAGTAAAAGGAATGCTATCATCTGTTATAGACAAAGATAAATTTACTATACAATTCTGAGATTTGGTTCCCTCTCAAACCCTCCCAAAGTTGTAACACAAACCCCATATCTTCTAAATGTGTCACGAGCTGATCCTTGTACGCAACAGGCTCTGACTTTGGTCCATCCGCGTAATATGGTGTATCTGTCAACTGCACAAATAATTTTTCACCGAAACCACCATTACCATATTCTTTCATCTTGAAAAAGTTTCCCATCTCATCGACGAATGGTGTGTTGAATATGATTTTTTCTGAATCGGGTATGATGCCAATCAAATGTCCACCAGGTTTCATGCGCTTTTTAATTTCTCTGAGAGAGTTCATGAACAATGTTTTTGTTGCAAAAATATAATGAAGTGAAAAATTGAAACAAACAATATCAAATCTTCTATGTGGACAATTATGAATATCACCCTCATAGAAATTCACTCTCATGTGCATATTTTTTGCCCGTGATCGAGCCTCTTCAAGGGCACTTGGCTCTGGATCACACATGTTAATATTCACCCCACACTTGTGCCATTTCTGAAGATCACCACCGAACCCACATCCGACATCTAGAATATGTTGTCCTTTATGTGCTACACTTTGAATCAACATTCTCTTAGCATCATTGTGATTCTTTCGAATCTCTTCCATAGTTCTTATTATTCATTCCCCTTTAAAAGACTTAGGTTTTGCATTGGCTTAAAGTTTTGCGTACCCATGTAGATATAATGTCTCTTGAAACTGACTACACCACCGTACCCGGACAGATTTTCGCTTGCCTTTCTATTATTGGTCCCGAGGCGCCCCAGAAAAACGATAAATTTGGCATCAAAATTCGTGGTGCTTTTTCGACTCGAGATGAGGCGGCCAGCCATGCCAAGCGTCTTCAGAAGGAGGATCCCACTTTCGACATCTACGTTGTTGACATGTACAAGTGGCTGTTGATTCCCCCAGACCCAACGAAGATTGAGGATGTGCATTACACCAACGAGAAGCTCGAGGAGATCATGACTGGATATAAGGAGAACCAGTCACAGGCTGCTCGTATGTTCCAGGAGCGCAAGGCAGCGATGACTGCCGGTGCGAATCATTTCACTCCCGGTGATGAGAACTCGAAGTTTTACACCAAATCCGATGAGCCACCGATCGCTCACCCAGCCGAGGTTCTCGAGCGTCTCAAGAAGGATAAGCCTGATACTCCCATGGAGGAACTCGTCAAGGAGGCTGATGCCATTGTGGCTGCTGAGATCGAGGAGCGTCAGAAGAAGCGTGCGGCTGATGCCGCCGCGTCCACTGATGGTAAACTTGATGAGGTAAAGGAGGAGGGGGAACCCGAAGTTTCGTCTGCGTAAATAATATTAATATATAATAAACAAAATGATCAAGATTATCGTCACGATATTCTTGGTTAGTGCTTTCTTTATTTTGTTTTTTAATCCATCATTTGAATTACAAAACAAAATGGAACCTGAAGCTAGTACAACTGCTGGTTTTATTGAAGATACCGACGATGCGTTTATTATTCCGATGTATCCAACTCAGTTGATTAAGATGGATAGCACGGGTAAAATTGCTCCTATATATGGAGATATTGGGACATTTGTTCCATACTCAAGCGTACCTGAGGATCACTGGCTGCATGGTTTTCCCCATAAAAAAACCTAAAAGGAATACGGCAAAAGCGATAATCCAAGTGGATTTATCAACCTTTTCAAATAAATCAAACTTATCATTGTGAGGTGTGGGTGGAGGAGGCTGCATAGGATAATCCATATAATAAGGTGGTTCCTCCTGTACAGGCTCTTCATTCTTATCATTATTTAAAGGATCCATGTTGGGGTTATATTCAATGGGGTTTCCAATATCCGTTTCCATTTTCTAATATAGTTTTTGTTTTTTTTAAGCATCTTATTCCTCACTTTCACTCTCATCATCGACGATGAAATCCTTCAAATTTCCATGTTCATCAGCATCACTATCATCACTCTCATCACTCTCATCTGAATAACACTCATCTTCCGTGTCCAAATCCGAATCGAAATCTGTATCGTGTTCGTCTGGGGAATAATCGTCGGTTAATTCCTGTTCGGTAGGCTTAAAAAGTTTAGGTTTCTTTATCTGGCGTCCAGATCGTGTGATCATTTAACTCTTTTTAGACATTACTGTTTAAGTACCTTTACAATGTCTAAGTCTAAACAATGAGTTCTACCTGTATTATTTTTACAATGAGGACATTTTTGTTTGATTTCTTTCCCTTTTATAACATATGACATTACCACTTCTTCGTGCATACCCTTGATTGTCTCACAGTAATTAGAATTTGTCGATGCGACGATATTTGTCTTCTCTTTACTGATAGTCATGATACATAAATCATCTGGTCCACTCATATTCTTTTTTATGAATGTTTCGAGTAATAGTTTGGCATCTCCGCAATTCATTTGAGGTTTTTTCACACGCTTTTTAATTTCTGGACACTTTTTGATGTCATCCTTTTTAGGGTACAATCGTTCTACTATGGTATTTGGAAGTTGATGTCTTCGTCCACAAAAGTCTTTACAGAAACCATCTCTCCGACCTCTCAATGTTTCACAAAGACAAAAACATTTTTGAATGATTGTCTTTCCACTGACGATGAACCAAACGTGATTTGAACCATGTTCCCGCTTAAGATTTTCACAGTATTTTGAAGTTGTAGACACGAGATACGTATCATTTTTTTTGAATACCTTTGGAATATATGCTTGCCCCTGTCCCTCCATATTTTTGCGTATAAATTCTTCAATCATACCCCTGAGTTCATCATCACGAACTTCATCCTTTGTCTGTGTAGCGGTAAAAGATCCCTCTTTTAGAACTGTAGATGGCGGTACGACATGTGTGGTTTGGGGTTCATTCGTGCGTACCACAGCCATTTTCAAAATATCCAATGATGGATCTTGACCGATGCGCATGATAGAACTCAGAGGTCCGTGATGATACACATAAATGGGGAGATATGGGAGTTGATCAATTTTACCCCTCTCACACCCTGAGCATCCTCTTCCATCACATGCACCATGTTTCGCCTTTTTATGCGACCATGGTATTCTGAAACCACTCCCCTTTGTTTTTCGACTGGCATTTCCATATACAGCAGCATCTATGATTTCATTCCAATCTGTTGTTCTTCCTCTAGCCTTCGATAATGCAATTAGAATGTGTTCTCGAAGTGCGATCGCAGAATCTTGATCCACAACGAAATTAGGCCAATTCATATGAACACCAGTCTTTGTGAGTTCTCCGCATGGTTTGGGTGGTGCTACTGAGATGAGACATTCTCGGCCACCGTGTCGTTTCACTTTGTCACATATGATTTTACAAATGTCTTTGATTTCATCGAGAGTGAGGGGTTCTCGGTCCTTGTAGTCTATATCGACAAAGAAGTTATACCTCTCACTCTTTTGTTCAACAACGTAGAGACGCTCCCCACCTTTTATAGCTTCGATGTACTTTTCATGAAAGCTGTTCAATTTATCAAATGGCACGGAAAGGACACCACCGTCCATGAGCACATGTGATAGATTGGTTGCATGATTGAAATTCTGAGTTGCACACCAACTCTTAAACATATTTACTTATTGATTCTACTCTCTAAACCACCTCATACACGATACATCTTGAAATTCTTTACCCTGGGAAAGTTCTTTCTTTATAGTTAAGAGTTCATATACCGTCTTCGTCTCATTTTCCTTTATCCATTCAGAAATCTCCTCTTCACAAAAGCCTCTATTTTTTTCAAGGAGTTCTGCAACCTGACGTAAAATGTAAGCCTTGGACTTCATTATTTAATAGAAAATGTTTTTCTATTCAAAGAACTTATACACGCGTAAAATTGTGGATTCTTAATCACATTATCTATGATGAGTTTCCAACGCTTTCTTGAGTTAAACTCGTCGAGTGTATCATAGCTCATGAAATCATTTTCATCATATGTTTTCTTGATGGGTTGTTTCATAAATTTTTTAAAATTAGTCTTGTGCTTTTCTTCATAGAATTTCTTAATTTGACTTTGTTGTTCCATTCTCGAATAATTTACGAAGAATATAAAGACGTTATATTCGAGATCAACAGTTGGACTTTCCTTGACAGTAAACTTAAATTCGGTGTATTCACCATTTTTTAGGGAAACCACACCTCGAGTCTCTTCCTCGAGTTCTCTGAGGGCACAACGGAGTGGATTGAATATTTCTCTTCGCCTACATCCACCTGTAACAAATATCCAATCTTTAAACC